CTATAGTAGATTCAAGCTATGTTAAAGCTGAATTAGGCGGAACTAAACAGAAGTGGGCTGATTATTTGTATAATAAGTCTCTATTTGACGATAAAGTAAAGCTATCTACCAGAATAAGAAATAATAGTAATCTAATTGTACAAGATCACAGGATAGCACTTAGGAACAGCTTAAAATCAGGTAAGACCATTTCTCAAATAGTTGGTAATATCGGTGATGATACCTTTAAAGACTTTGAGAGGAAGTTACCTAAGTATATAGATGATCTAAAGGCTGTAGGAGTTCCACAAAGCAGAATTAATTCAGCTATGGCACAGGTCAATAAAATTAAAACAAAAGGACTAAGGGCAGACTATACAAGGCTAATAGATTCTATACAGTCAGGCAAGGATATTGATAAACAGACTTATTTTGCAATTGAGCGTAGAACTAAATACTATTCTCAGAGATTAGCAAGATCTGAAACAATACGCTCTATATCTGTTGTTAATACTCATGAAGCTCTTAAAGATGAAGATACTCAGTATGTGCAGAACATGACTTTAGGCAATAACCCATGCCCTTACTGTGTAGCTATGGAAAACATGGGATTTGTACCTGTTGCAAGCTCTACAATTGCCATTCATCATAGCAACTGCTCATGTCAGCCTAAATTCAAAAGAACAATAAAGAGGCCTGAACCAATCAGTCAACAAGATTTCTTAGACATGCAACAAAAACAGATAGATAAATTTAACAGGAAAGCAGAAAGAGAAGGTAGGCCAAAAACTTATATTAAGCCTCAGCCACCTGTGAACCTGAGAGAATCTGATTTACTCAGGGATTGGGATGATTTTAAGTTGAAATAGAGAACCATTTATTATAAAAATCTTTCAAAGCTTCATCTGGTGTGTTTCCTTTTCCTATTTTACAATCAGACTCAATAACATAATCCTCATACATCCTAATATTGTTCCAGAAAGCGTAACATACATCGTCAGAACAATATATTTCTTCTGGTACTAATGAAATATCGACAAAGCATAGCCATTTTGCTCCACTATATACGCCACCATATCTATCTTGTACTATTATCATAATGGAAACAACCTTTCAAATATATCTAGTATCTCTTTCATTTATAAATTCCTTATCTTTCTATAAAGTGGGTAAAATGGTATTAAGTTCAAACAAAATTCTTTAAAAAACTCTTTCTTATTATAAAATGAATCTGAGAATAAACAAATGAATACAGGCATTTGCTGTAAAACAATAATAGTGATTAATATAAAGGATATATTTTCACTGTAAGTTAAACCAACAAAATGCTTATTTGGATCTGATTGATTACTTAGTGAAATGCTTGTATTTATAGCGTTTTGAACTGCTGAATGTGTTACTATATTCATAATTACCTATTCGGACTAGAGTCCGTCCTTATTGAAACTAATTTATCACTTGGGTAGTATCTCTGGTACTCTCCACCACAATTACATTTGAATGGCTGACCTTCTTCATACATCTTTAGAGATATATCTAGCACTTTTGTGTGTTTGCATGAATTACACTTTAGGGGGTATTGCATTATCACTCCTTAATTTCTTATGATACCTCTTTATTAGTGTTTGAACAAGATTACTTATTTTCCTATTCTCATACTCACAGATTTCCTCTGCTTTTCTTTTTGTTTCTTCATCTAGGTTTACGCTACCCATTGTTACACTAGGTTAAATTATATGTGTAAAATATAGTAATTTTCTTTACTGTACAACACCTACTAAAACTGCAAAGCTAATTTACATACCTATACAATTCTACCTTTATAGTATCGCTTGATGCGAGTAGACTAGATGTCAAATAAAAATAAAAGGTAATTATGGATTTCGGAAAATTCGAAGTATTAAGGTCAAAAGTAGGTGACAATGAAGAGCTGGCCTCTGTTGTTTCTGAGTTAGAGACTCAAGCAAAGACCCTATATGAAAATAAAGAAAGTGCTGTTGGTGAAGTTAAAAAATTTAAAGGATTGAAGCATAATATTGCAGAAACCTTTGGATTTGATAAAGAGATTGCTACTGATGAGCTTTTAAATAACGTAAAAGCAAAATATGGTGATCTTTCGAATAAGATTGACTCTTTTCAAAAAACCGCATCAAGCAAGGAATTAGAGAATGCTAGTGTTAAAGAACAATTAAACTCTTTAACAAGTCAACTATCAGAGATTACAAATCAGCTTAATTCAGAGAGGGAAGCTAATAAACTTAATTCTATCAAGGATAGCTTTAGAAAGGCTCTTGCTAATAATCGCATTAGTGATACTAAAGCGCAAGATATTGCTATTAACTCTCACATGAATTTATTGTCTGGTGATGTAGACTATGAAGAACTTGCAAAATCAATAGCAACTGAAATGCCATTTTTAACACAATCGGTTCACAAGGGCGGTACTGGTTCAGTAGCTCCTAATGGACAATATAATAATGAAAAGAGTATTTCTACTGTAGATATAAAAGACACTAAAGGCCGTCAATCTGCTGTAGAGACTCGACTTAGAAATCGTGGATTAATTTAAAGAGGTAAAAAATGTCTTTATCAGATATGAAAGTATATGCAGAGGAAATCAGTGGAGTAACCATTGAAACCCTTGACCAAATGGTAGAAAAATTTAATCAGGCTAGTGCTGGAACTATTGTTCTTACTGGACAGGGCTTTGAGGGAGACTTCTTGAAGCAATCAATGTTTCAGGCTCTACATTCAGCTCAAAGACGTGTGAACAGATATGGTGCGCAAGGTGCTGAAACTCCTACAGACTTGACTCAGATTGAAAATGTAGGTGTTAAAGTTGCTGGTGGTTTTGGTCCTGTACGTTTTGAGCCTTCTCAACTTTCATGGATTATGAAAAACCCTGCTCAAGCTATTGAAGCTATTTCTCGTAATCTAGCAGAATCAATCATGCAAGATCAGCTTAACACTGTTCTTCTTGCTGGTGTTACTGCAACTGAAAATAATGCGAATGTTGTAAATGACGTATCTGGATCTACTGGTATTACACAAGTAGCCCTTAATGGTGGTCACGCTAAATTTGGCGATCACTCACAAGATATAGTTTCTCAAGTTATGACAGGTTCTGTAGCTCACAGACTTATCGGAAATGCCCTTGCTAACAGTGCACAGCTTTTCACTGCTGGAAGTGTACAAGTTATTGATATACTTGGTAAAATCTCTATCATTACTGATGCTCCTGCACTTTATGAGGCTGGAACACCAAATAAAGATAAAGTTCTTTGCCTTGTTCCTAATGCGCTTGTTGTTAATGATGGTTCTGATTTGATCACTAACATTGAAACAACAAATGGTCAGACTCGTATTGAGACTACAATGCAGGCTGATTATACATTTGGAATCAATGTTAAGGGTTATGCTTGGGATGTAGCTAACGGTGGTAAATCTCCTGTTGACGCTACTATCGCAACTGGTTCTAACTGGGATAAATATGTTACTTCTGACAAACACACTGCTGGTGTACTTGTTATTGGAAGTGCTGACGCTTAATGAAGATAGCCTACCTCTCAAAGGGGTAGGCTTTTAAAAGGCTTATAATGAAAGTTTGGTATCTTAAACATCCTACATCAAAGTATTACGAAGGCGATGTGAAAGCAAAGGCTAAAGAAGCTAAAGCTATAATTATTGATATTAAGTTTGCTGATGGTAAAGAAAGTTCGAGCGATTGCCCTGCTATTATAGGTGAAGAAAAGCCTAAGAAGCGTGGAAGAAAACCTAAAGAAGAAACAGAAGAAGCATAATGATTGATACAAGAGAATTACAGGAGTTAATAGAAAATCTTACTGATAAGAAGATGCTTGAAAGAGCTGTTCGTAATTCTCTTAATAATGCTACAGAAGAGTTAAAGTTTTATGCAAGGGCTAACCACAAGTTTGAAAATAGAACTGGTGTATTAAGCAACTCATTAGAGCATAGAGTCAATGATAACAGTAGTTCTATATTTATAAATGAAGATAAGGCACCTCACGGAAAGTTTATTTACAAAGGTACGCAAGATCACTTTATTTTCCCTAAGAATAGTAATGCTCTTTCTTTTGCTATTGGTGGTAATAGGTTTTTCAGTAAAGGACACATGGTTAAAGGAATTAAAGCAGAGCCTTTCATACTTAATGCTTATAATAAAAGAAAATCTATCTTCAGACGGCAATTTGCTTCTGACCTTGCTGAAGAATTACAAGAGGCACTATAATGGCTACTATTTTAAGCCCAATTGATTTTACTGACAAGGATTGCAAAGACGCAGTTAAGTTAACTGGTGAAGACTGGCTTGTTGGTTCTGATAATGTATATCTCTATAAGTGTGATCAATACTATTATAAGTTACTTAGAGATTATGGTATAGCCTCTAATGATCCTGATCTTGCTAACCCAGTACCTTTTGAGGTTACTGAAGTTCTTGTTTGCTAT